CCTGGCGCGCGCCAGCCCTCGGTGCGACGCCCGCGCGCGGCCCCGTCATAGCCCCGCGTCAGGGTCTCGAAGGCCTGACGCGCCATCACGCGGCGGGCCGCCATGCGCGGCGCCACCGTGGCGATGGCGTGATCGAACCAGGTCGCCGACATCAGCGATCCCCGCGCGAGAAGCCCGCAAGCCCGGCCACCGGCAGCGGCCGGGTCGTTCCCGCGATGGCGCGCTCGATAGTCCGGATGCGCGCCAGCAGATCCTCGGCCGAGCCGTAATCCACCGATTTGCCGTCATAGCTGACCCGGGTCGTGCCGCTGGCATAGGCTCGGCGCAGCGCCGAGAGCTCGGTTTCCGTCCAGTCCGTCATCAGAACCATCCTCCGCGCCGTCCGAGCCAGTCGGAGCGGCGCTTGCCCTGCGGGGCCTGTCCCGGCCGGTTGATCTGCCCGGCGGGATCGGTGTCGGTGGGGGCCGCCCCGAGCTGATCCTCGAGGTCGCGCCATTTCTCGTCGGGCCAGCGATCCGCGCCCGCGATCCAGGCGGCGGCGCGGGCATAGACCCGGCAATCCAGCGCCTCGTTGCGCTCGCGCAGCTTCTGCCATTCCAGCCGGGCGAAGCCGCGTTTCGTGCGCACCGTCACCAGCTGCTCGGCCACGAACTGCTTCAGCCATTCGTTCTCGACCCAATGCGGCAGATGCACCGAGCCGGGCGGGAATGCCGCCCCGTCGGCCATGTCCTCCTCGGTCGGGCGCGCCAGCCGCAGGAAGCGGTAGGTCTCGGCCTTGAAGGTCGAGACCGCCACGGTCCAGAGCCGTGCCCCCCGCCGCAGGCGTTTGCCGCCCTCGGTCGCGTCCACGAAGGTCGGCCCCGACACCGGGCTCGAGCGGTTGAACCCCTCGACGCCCTTCACCGGCGACACCTGCCCAAACCCCTGCGCCCGCGACCAGCCATAGACCACCGGGGCCTCGTAGCCGGTGTCGATGGCGAGCCGCGCGATCTTGAGATGCGCGCCGCGTTCATGCGGCCAGGACCGGTCGAGCAGCGCGGTCAGCTCCGACCATGCGTCATGCCGGTCGGGCCCGCCCTCGATGACGACGTGATCGATGAGCCAGCTTTCCAGCCCGCGACCCCAGGCCCAGACATCGACCTCGATGCGGTCCTTCTGGACGTCCGCCCCGGCTGTCAGGAACAGCCCGCCCGCTGGCACGGTCCCGGATGTCCAGCGCTCGCGGCGGTCGTAGAGCCGCTGCCAGTCCGGTGCTTCCCCGGTTTCGACCCATGTCTCGCCGAGGATCGTGTTGCGAAAGGCCTTGATCGCCTCGTCCGAGCCCTGTGCCGCGTCCCATGCCCGCACGATCCGCTCCCAGCTCAGCCAGCCGATCGGCGAATAGAGCGCCGAGAGGTGATACCCGACCGTGGTCGGATCGGCCGCGATGGCGGTCGCCCGCCATTCGCCGCCCTCCAGCATCGCCGTCTTGTGGTGTTCCGCGATGGGCTGCTCGCAGCCATCGCAGTGATATTCCGCCGTCTCCGGGCGGCCCTTCTGCCAGCGCAGCCGGTCGAACTTCAGCCACTGCATCGCACCGCAGTGCGGGCACGGCACGAAGAACCGGCGCTGGTCGCTGGCCTCGTACTCGCGCTCGATCCGGCTCAACCCCCTGATGGTGGGCGTCGAGACCAGGAACACCTTGCGCCGGTGGGCAAAGGTCAGCGACCGAGCTTCGGCCAGCGTGACCGGATCGCCTTCCTCGTCAGCGGACGCCGGATAGGCGTCGACCTCGTCGACGAAGATGTAGCGCGCCGGGGTGGACCGTAGCCCCACGGCCGAGTTGGCGCCCGTCATGATTAGGATGCCGCCCGCGAATTCCTTCGACAGCATGGTGTTGCCCGCATCGCGGGACCGGGCGGGCTTCACCCGCTCCCGCAGTTCCGGGCTCTCGTCGATCAGCGGGTCGATCCGCTGGCGCGAGTTGCGCTTGGCCAGTTCCACCGTCGGCTGGACCGCGAGCATCGGCCCCGGTGCCTGGTGGATCGCGAACCCGATCCAGTTGTTACCGGCCTCGGTCGCGCCAACCTGCGCGGCCTTCATGAACACGACGCGCTGCATGGCGTCGCCGGGGCTCAGCCGATCCATGATCTCCCGCATGTAGGGCGTGCGCACCGTGCGATATCGCCCCGGCTCGGCCGAGGCGCGGCCCGAGAGCATCCGGTGCCGGTCCGCCCATTCCGAGACGGTCAGATCCGGGTCGGGTCTGAGCCCGTTGCCCCAGGCGCGCAGGATCTCGCCCGCGCCGTCGAAGTCCGTCAGGCCATCGCCGCTCTCACCGGAAGTCTGGCCGGACCTCGGCGAGTTCGTCGAGGTGGGCGCGTACATGTTTCTCCAGCACCTTCTGCATCGCGGCTGGCTCCACGGTGATCTGCTGACCTGTCGCGTCGCTGCACGAGGCCGACAGCTCAGCCGCCATCAGCGCCGCCGCGCGCGCGGGCCAGTTCACCCATGCGTCCCGTTCCTCCCGCGCCAGGCGGAACACCAGCGCCAGCGCGCGGGCCCGCTCGATCAACTCCCCCTTCAGCTTCTGGAGCCGGATGCGCCGCTCCTGCGCCTTCAGCACCTCGTTCGCCGTCTTCGCCTGCAGGAAGGTCGTGCCGCCGCCGACCGCCGGAACCGCCAGACCCTGTTCGCGCAATGTATCGCCGACAGCGGTCACCGCGGCCTCGGGGACGGGCTTCAGCTTCGGCGCGGGTGGCTTGCGGGTCTTCGACGGGTCCGTCGTCTCGGCGCGCCTGGCGTCGCTGGCGGCCGCGTTGATGCTGCCGTCGGGATAGAGGACCAGGCGCTCGGCGGTCTTCGCCTTCTGGATCGCGCCCCGCGACAGCCCGACATGGGCGGCGTACTGGCGCTCGCTCATGCCCTGCATCGACGGCTCCGATTATCATTCTGAATCATGTGCTTATCGAGTTGATAAGCGGTGCGGACAGAGGGAACGTGTCTCCAGAAGGACGATGCAACTCAACAAGGAGCCACCTCGATGACCACCCGCCTGAACCCGATCACCACCCCGCGCCACGAACTCCGCGCCGAGAAGGCGCGCCGGAACAAGGAAGCCGCGCTCGCGGCCTTCATCGGCAAGAAGGTCGAGATCGACGAGATGCTCGCGCGCCTGCAGGCGCTCAGCGACGACCATTTCAACTGCGCCCCCGACGAGGCGGGCTGGGCCATGGTCGGCACCCTCGAACACTACGCCAGCCTCCTGAAGCGCATTACCGACAGCGCCTTCGGCGAGGGCGAGCACGCCCGCTGATCTCCGGCACTGCCGGAACTCCTGCCGCGCGCCCTGCGCGGCTCGGGGTCGTAGAAGGCGCCGCATGACGCGGGCCCGAAAACGGAGACGACCCCATGACCAAGATTTCCGACACCCAAGCCCTGATCCTGAGCGCCGCCGCCCAGCGGCCCGAGCACATCGCCCTGCCGCTGCCCGAGAGCCTGCGCGGCGGCGCCGCCGCCAAGGTGGTCGGAGCGATGCTCGCCAAGGGGTACCTGCAGGAGGTCGATGCCGACATGCGCAAGGGCGAGCCCGTCTGGCGCGAGACCGGAGACGGCCACGGCGTCACGCTGGTCGCCACCGACGCGGGCCTTGCCGCCATCGGGATCGAGACCGAGGACGCGAACACCGCGCCTGCGGGCACGACGGACGCGCCTTCCGAGGAGCCCGCGCCGGACACCCGCACCGGACCGAAGGCCGCGCCCAAGGCGCGCAGCCCGCGCGAGGGCACCAAGCAGGCCACGCTGATCGCCATGCTGCGCGCGCCGGACGGCGCGACCATTGAGGAGATCATGGCCGCGACGGGCTGGCAGTCGCACACGGTGCGCGGCGCGATGGCCGGGGCGCTGAAGAAGAAGCTCGGGCTCGAAGTGACCTCGAAGAAGGTCAAGAACCGGGGACGCGTGTACAAACTCCCTGTCGCCTGACGCACCTGACCCCGACAAGCTGATGGCCGCCGTCCCGCCGGGGCGGCGGTCGATCATTTTGCGCTCCGCATCCGGATGGCCTCGAACACCCGGCGCAGGGCGAAGGAACGTGCTATCGACACGATGGTGAAGATGGCGCCCATCTTCAGGTTCTGCGCCAGCGTCGTGTGAAGCCCGAAGACTGGGAAGATCAGGATCTGCGTGACGACCGCAACGCCGTAGCCGACGACCACGTTGGCGACGGATTCGACCAGCGACATGAGGCGCGACTGCTTCATGCGGTGGTCTTGCGCTTTCGCGCAGGTTCGGGGGCAGCGTCCGTGTCCGGCCTATCGGCCGGGGGTTCGGCGTCGTCGCCGAGCCGCTCGGTTCTCACCTGCGCGAAGGTCCGGCCGTCACCTTCGAGGATTGCGTCCTTGCCGGTCTCGCCCTGCCAGCGCTCCACGGCGACATCGACATATGCCGGGCTGATTTCCATCGCGAAGACGCGGCGGCCGTTGGCCTCGCCCGCCATGATCTGCGAGCCGGAGCCCGAGAAGGGTTCGTAACAGAGGCCGCCCCGCGCGACGTGCTGGCGCATCGGGATCCCGAAGGCGTCGAGCGGTTTCGGCGTCGGGTGGTCGGGCCGGTCGTCCTTCGCAAAGCTCGGCAGCGCCCATGTCGAGGGCAGCGTTTCCTCGGCCACCTTTGGCGGGCGGTTCGGGCGGCGCCAGCCCATGAAGCAGGGCTCATGTTTCCAGAGGTAGTGCGACCGGGTCAGGACGCCGCGATCCTTCACCCAGATGATCTGCTGGTGGACGAACGCGCCGGCCTTTTCCCAGCAGGCTTCCAGCATCGCCTGGCGGCGCGATGCGTGCCAGCAGTACCAGGCTGCATCCTCGGTTATGGCTTCCGCCACGGCTGCAGCGATGAACCCGTCATAGAGTTCGGAGCCCTGCGAACTGTCGTCCCAGGTCGTGCCGTAGGACGCGGACCAGTCCTTGTTGCGGGTCGGATGGTTTGAGCCGTCGTAGTCCACCAGATACGGCGGGTCGGTCGCGAACAGGATCGCCCGCTCGCCGTTCATCAGGCGGCGGACGTCCTCGTGGTTCGTGCTGTCCCCGCAGAGCAGCCGATGGTCACCGAGGATCCAAAGATCGCCCGTCCGCGACGCAGGATTGCGCGGGGGTTCGGGGATGGTCACCGGGGCCACGGAGCCCCCGGCGCCACCTTCTTCACCGTCCCCCTCCGGCACGAAGGCCAGCAGCTTGTCCAACTCGCCATCCGAGAACCCGACCAGCGACAGGTCGAAATCCTCGGCCAGCAGGTCGTTCAGTTCCGCCGACAGCAGCGCCTCGTCCCAGGTCCCGAGTTCGGTCAGCTTGTTGTCCGCGATCCGGTAGGCCCGCCGCTGCGCCTCGGTCAGATGCCCGAGCACGATCACCGGCGCTTCGGTCAGCCCCAGCTGCGTGGCGGCCAACACCCGGCCATGGCCCGCGATCAGTTCGCCGTCTTCGCCGACGAGACAGGGCACGGTCCAGCCGAACTCGGCCATGCTGGCGGCGATCTTCGCGACCTGGTCCGCGCCATGCGCCTTTGCGTTCTTCGCGTAGGGCTGGAGGTGCGACAGCGGCCACGTCTCGATCGCGTCCGGGGCGAAGCTCAGCGTCATGGTGGGCAAGGTTCCTCGGTCGGGTGGATGCCGGTGGCTTCCGGACTCCGGATGCCGGGCCGGACTCCAAGCGGGGTCCAGCGGCTACCAGCTGTGTCCGGTCGGAAGGCCAGCGTTCATTGGTGTTTGCGCGGGGCGCGGGTGGCTCCGGCTTCCGGGTGGCTTCCCAAAAATCCGGCCCTGTCGCTGGCGATGTCCCGCGCTTCGCCCGCCAGCATACGAATATCGCCAGGAAGGACCCAATGTTCGTTTTGGGGTGGCCCGTCTCCGTCGTGTTATG